GGTCTCCCTTTTAATATCGCATGGGAGCGGGCCGCTTTAAACGATGAAGACGCTTGGGCGCAAGAATATGAGTTGAAGTGGTTAGATGAAGCCAGCGCGTGGCTCGCCTACGATTTGATTCACGCCGTGGAACATGAGCAGGCAGGACATCCACAGCACTATCAGAAAAACCCCGTTTATATCGGCAATGACATCGCTAGACGCAATGATTTATGGGTGGCTTGGGTTTTAGAACCGATAGGGGACGTTCTCTGGACACGGGAAGTGATCGTGAAAAAGAACATTTCGTTTGCCGAGCAAGATGCGATTATGGATGAACTATTTAACCGCTATTGGGTGGTTAAACTGTGCATGGATCAAACCGGTATGGGCGAAAAGCCTGTAGAAGATGCGAAAAGAAGGTACGGAGCATCACGGGTGGAAGGCGTGACCTTTACCAGTCATAGCAAACTCCATTTAGCGACGGTCGCCAAACAAGCGTTTGAAGATTTAAAAGTACGGATTCCGTTTGGTGATCATGCGTTAAGAACCGATTTACACAGTTTAAAGAAAATTAATTCGGCGACGGGCGCGCCGCGTTTTGTGGCCGATGATAGTGATGGTCACGCGGATAGAGCATGGGCGTGTTTTCTCGCGTTATATGCCGCTCACAACCCCTCTCACCCCATCGCGTTTCAATCTACTGGACGACGAGTGTCTGCGGTCACGGTGCAACGCACAGCCACTGGTTTTGGCTCCATATCACAAGAACAATCGTTATCCGATTTTTAGTCAGTCATTCCCATGAAAATGGGAATCCATAGACTCCCGCTGACGCGGGAGTGACCCCTTAAACTTAAGAATTTATGACAACTAATAATAAACCTGATTTTCGAGAAATTGCAACCACTCAGGATGGCCGCGACATCACCCGCGGCTATATTCCCAACGACTTCCTGTTACCACCGCAAGACACGGTACTGCGGTTGCAGGGTGGCAATTACGAAATTTACCAAGATGTTTTACGGGACGATCAAGTCGCGGCCTGCTTTCAACAACGGCGGACTGCGCTGATCTCCAAAGAATGGGTGGTGAATCCCGCCAGTGAGAAACGACTGGATAAGAAAGCCGCTGATTTCATCAAGGAAACGCTAAAAAACATCCAATTCGACCAGACGATGGATAAGATGCTGTATGGTATCTTTTACGGTTTTTCTGTGGCGGAATGTTTATGGGTCAATGATGGAAATTATGTGACTTTAGAGGCGATTAAAGTGAGAGATCGCCGGCGGTTTGCGTTTGATGGTCAATTTCGTCTGCGCTTGCTCACCACGTTTAATCCCAACGGCGAATTACTCCCGGAACGGAAGTTCTGGACCTACTGCACGGGTGCTGACCACGATGATGAACCTTATGGTTTAGGTTTAGCGCATTGGCTCTATTGGCCGGTGTTCTTTAAGAAGAATGGTTTGAAATTCTGGCTCATTTTCCTTGAGAAGTTTGGGATGCCGACCGTGAAAGGGATGTACGATGCCCGGGCGACTGAAGAAGAACGCACTAAATTATTACAGGCCACGCAAGCGATTCAAACCGATAGTGGCATTATTTTACCGGAGGGTATGACCATTGAGTTAATCGAAGCCGCTCGCAGTGGCACTGCCGATTACGCTGTTTTGTTCGACAAGATGCAGTCTATTATCTCAAAAGTGGTGTTGTCACAAACGATGACGACTGACAACGGCTCGAGCTATTCTCAGTCAAAAGTACATGAGAGCGTGGCTGACGCGGTCATTAAAAGTGACGCTGATTTAACGCACGGTAGCTTTAATCAAGCCGTGGTGAAATGGTTAGTGGATTGGAATTTTCCCGGGGCCGCTTATCCTACAGTATGGCGAGAACTTGAAGGGAATGAAGATTTAGGGCTACGGGCTGAACGGGAAGCCAAAATCTTCGGTATGGGTTTTAAACCGACGTTAAAGCATGTTCAGGATGTTTATGGTGGCGAGTGGGAATCTACTACGCCCATTCCTACGCCTGAAATACCTCAACAATCTGCTCTAATCGCTCCTCTTGATGAGCCTGAAAAACCAGAAGAACGTCCTGAATTTTCTGAAAAAGAAGTGGAATCACTCGATGAAATAGACCGTTTCGGACAGACGCTGAGTGATGGTTGGAAACGACAGATGACTCCTATTGTCGAACCTCTACTTGAAACTTGCAAAAACTGTAATTCTTATGAGGAATTCTTGAAACTCATCAGTGATCCAGAATTCCTAAATCAAATGGATTCCACGAAATTTGAGGAGGAAATGGGGAATGCACTGTTTATGACCTATCTATATGGCAGACTCCATAATGGCTGATCAGATTGATTTAGAACCGCTACCACCTAAAGAAGCGATTGATTTCTTCAGGAAAAAAGGCTACAAAACCGACTACTTTGACAGCAATCGTGACGCGACGTATGAGCAACATCAAAATGCTTTTATGGTTGCTAAAATGATGGAGATGGATTTACTGGAAGACACACGAAAACAGGTGGATCGGGCGATTGCAACAGGAATGCCGTTTTCTGAATTTCAGAAGAATTTAGAGACGACCTTACAAGAAAAAGGCTGGTGGGGTCAAAAGGAGATGATTGATCCGGTCACGGGCGAGACGAAACTCGTGCAATTGGGTAGCCCTGATAGACTAAAACGAATTTATGACATTAACCTACGACATGCACACAGTGATGGTCAATGGGAACGGATTCAAGCAGAAAAGGATAAATTTCCGTATTTGGTTTACGACGGCAATAACAGTCATACCCCGCGAGTAGAGCATAGTCACTACGATGGACTCTGTCTTAAAGTAGATGATCCGTTTTGGCAAGAACACTATCCACCGCGTGGTTTTGGCTGTAAATGTCGTACCTACTCCATCTCAAAGACTCAAAAAGAGGAAGATAAAACCCTTATTCTGACAGCCCCTAGAGAGAAATTTACCGCATGGTCGAATAAAGATACCCTTGAATCACTCCTAATTCCTGCTGGGGTGTTACCTGAGTATTACTACGCACCAACGTTAGGGCAGTCGTTATACGGTGCATTATTAAAAAAAGGATGGATTAATGAGAATGTCTTCAATAAGCAAATGGCCGCTAAAGTCGCCGCTGGGGTGATTGGTGCTGGTTTTCTGGTTTTTCTAGGAACGTCGCCTTTAGGTCGGAAAATACTCAGCAGTTTTACCGGTAAAATGTCTGCTTTATTGATACGGTTTCCATTCATTAGAGTGTCTGAAAAACTCAAAGATTTAGCAGTTAAAGCACTGCCTTATAGTGGTGACGCGGCAATCGCCGACTTCGGTAAGGCAGTGGGACGGCTGATAAAAGAAGATATTGAGCAAAAAATTGAAGACTTCGATATTTTAGAGGAAATTGCCAGTAAAACAGAGGAGCAAATTGCTGAGTTATTTGGGCAATTGGAAACAATACCTCAAGAGGAAATGACAGAAAAACTGTCCCGTTTCCAAAGCGCACTGAACCATATCAAGGCTGTATTTGCAAGTATTGTCTCGAAAGATAAAAGAAATCCCATTGAACTACGCACTGAATACGCGACTGCAATCAACGGACTTAATGAAAAGTATCCATTTGTGGGTATTAGCGTTGGTATGCGAAGTACCGCCATTAAATCCGCCGCTTATACCGCTTATGAGGGTGCTAAAGCGTTTGGTGGTGAATTACTGAGTAGTTTGTTGGCAAATACTAAATCATTTACCACTATCGTAGATACCAGTGGTTTTGGGGTGATTTCAGAAACGGTAAAAATATGGATGACGCGGTATGCAGTCACGGAAGAAGAATTTGCAAAAATCTTTGCAAATATCCATACGTTACCTCAAAAAGAATGGGGTGGTTTAGAACGAAAATTAAACCTTTTATTGCGTTATGTTGCCAATGAAAAATACCAGTATAATGACTGGACGAGTATTGGATTATTACAGGGTGCAGAACGCACCAGGAATTTGAATTACCTTGAATCAATGGCAAAAAATCTAGGTTTAAGCCGTTTTCTAGGTATTAAAAAACAGGAGTTTAAATGAAATGAAAATGACGATTGGGGTAGACAGTTCAGAGTTTTCAGAGGCGTTTAACGCTATCAATCAGAAGTTTGGCGATTTAACGCCCGCGATGCGAATTATCGCTTTTTACGGCGAGAATAAAATACGCAAAAGTTTTGCCACAGAAACCGATCCTACTGGTAAACCATGGCTCCCCTCACAACGGAAATTAAAGCGTGGTGGTAAAACGTTGACTTTAACAGGTGCTTTAGCATCTTCTACCAGTAGTCGTTACAGCGCAACCTCTGCAACATGGGGTACAAATCGCCCACAGTATGATTACATGCATCAATTTGGTAGTGAGACGAACCACCTTCCTGCGCGTCCGTTTATCGGTATTACGCCGGAGGATGTGAAGAAAATTACAGAGATTATTATGGATTATGTGGAAAAAGAGTAGATTTGTAGGCTCCCGCTTGCGCGGGAGTGACCATCTTAAGTAAATCCGTTACTAGCGGGGACTTCCTTCATATGTTTTGCGGCATTTGCTTCCTGCTCGCTATCATACGTCCCAACGATAATGTTGGTGCTAGTCTCCCTGACTTGCCATTTTTTACCATCGCTAGTCTTTTCTACAACAAACATGACGACTCCGAACAATTTTAGTTAATTGGATAAAATCTAGGGCAATAACATCCTTGTTTTGCCGACAACCATCGGTTGAGCGAAAGCATTATACTACCTCGCGATTCTTTGAACAAGATACCGTAGCTTTTCATCAGAAATCAATTCAGCATCCATTAACATTTTTGCTTTAGTCTCTGCTGACATTGATATTTTATATTTGGGAGGCTTGCTCGGTTCAGGTTCAGGAAATTCCATATAAGTTTTTAAGTGGATATGAACGGTTCTACCAACCACCTGCGCTATTTTTTTTTCAAGTTCTGGTATCATGAATCGCAGTCTCACTCGCACGAGCGGGGCGCAACCTAGAACCCACACATCACCTTCCCTGACATTTAAAAAGTGAACGCCGGGCGGTAGGATGGGTTGTACTTGTTCACGGATTTGAGTGAGGGCTTTAGCCCGTTGGATAATGGGGAGTTGATTTAACTTCATCGGTATAGTCGTTCCCGCGTCAGCGGGAATCCAATGGACTCCCGCTTGCGCGGGAGTGACGGTTTAGGTTAAATTGGGTTTGTGAGTAACCACTGATTTACTCGGTGGTTCTTCTATACGCCATAAAGCGCATTTGGGGCAACGTTGACATTTTTCACATCGCTCGAAACTGAAGCGGTGTCCTAAAGTACAGCTAAACTCAGGTTGGGTAGTCGTCATCGGCGTTGTATTCATCTTCCTCTTCATCCTCTGGAATCAGATAATTACCCACGTAGGTCTCAGCTTCCTCTTGTGTATCGCAGATTCTACACTCAAAGAATCCACCACTCGCAAAACAGCCTTTTTCCTCTTGTTCGGGTTCTTCTTGTTGAGATTCTTCACTCATGCGACTTTCCTCTTTAATTCTAATGTCATGGGTTTAATGTAGAAGACCTCGCGCCCTCTGGCTAACTTAAAGCCTAGCTCTTCAAAGCTAAAATCAGGCTTGTCAAAATCCTCTTTCACTCGTTCTTTCCTGACCGATGGTTCAGTCCGCACATATTCATCCAGACCGTGCATACCTAGTAATTTACAGATTTCCTGTTCATCCAATCCAGTGGGTAATTGCAGTCGGTCAGGATTCTTGCGCCAACCGATTTCACCATTCGCTACTTGAACGGATTTACAGCCATCCTTAAGAAGGGTTGACTTATTGATCTCCATAAAATTCTCGACTTGGACTTCCATGGCGCGAATGGTCAGTGCGACTTCTTCGGCTTGTCCCACATATTTCTGGGTCAGTTGCAAAACTTCTTGATCCAGTTGCCCGCTCAGTTGCTCCAACTGAGCCTTTCTAACTGCGATGTGACCTAACACGACATTGACTTCACTCAGGTCTGCTAAGTTTTTGTCGGTTTTGGGTGTCGCTTTACTCACCTTTTTAAAAAGGGTTTCTAAAAAGTCTTTACTCATTCTCTATTCCTTCATTTTGGATTAAAATAACACTCGCCGCTTGTACCATAATCAATCGCCGCTTGCACCGCGGCTTGTTTCGGTAATAACGGTAAAAGTGACTGAGTATCCAAGCGGATGTCGGTGACACCGCTATATAATACGTTCTCGATGACTTCCATTGGGTTGCGCAGGAAGGCAGTCAGACTGACCCCAGCGCGTTCTAACGCAGGATTTAAGCGATAGACTGCCTCCCAATTGGTACGTTGTTCTGGTCGTTGTGGTTGTTTAGTGAATAACATGATTAGCCTCTTGTTGTTGCTCGTGAGTCTTTAAGGTTTCAATATATTCTTCATAACTCCAGTTATGAAGTTGTAACACCGCATCAGTGATCATCTTGACGTGTTCGGAATACGTCGCCGCATCCAAACGGTTTTCCACTCTCAACACATCTATCGAAATTTCAAACAGTACGAAGCTCATCACACCAAAAAATAGCTCAGTGGGTATATTCGTTCTAGTGGTTTGCGACGAAATGGCGACTGATTGCCGCACTAACGTCCGTAATAACCCTAGAAATGCCTCATGCTCTGGTGCGATCTCATCGCTTGAGGTGCGCTGGTGTGCTGACATCGTCGGTTCTTGCGCAGAAAGAACAGTCAGAATGTACGTTTGAATCAGTTCTTTCAGTTCAGGGGCCACCTCTTTTTCTTTTTTCATGCTTTCATTCCTTCAAGCCATTTCTGTAGGCCTGTAATGACGAAACTCGCTTGTTTCTGGGACATCGCTTCAAAGTTCATGAGTTGAACTTTTAAAGTGCGATTCGCAAAATTTTTAAACCGAATATCGGTGGATCCATCCCAACCGAGTTCCCGGCATAAATGTTCTATCATCGCTATTTGAGCGGTGGTCATATCCGTTTGGCGTTGCGGCGACCGACTTGCCACAATCCGTTCATATAACGCCTGCTCAACCGTTCTAAGTTCATCATTGGTCATATCTACGCAACTGCTCTTTTGAACGGTGGCGTAGAGGAAAGCGCGGTAAATCTCTTCATCGGAGCCCCATAACTCTTTAGCTTGTTTATGGATGCGTCCTAAAAGCCGCCGTCTCACCGAAACCGCTTTATCCACGAGTGGCAACATTATTTACCTTCCACATTCGGCTCTAACACGATTTTGGCACGAATATTGTGTTGGCCTGAAATGATTGCGTTGAGATTCCTTTCATCCATGTCTAGGAGAACAGTGATGAGGTCGTGTTGCACTTGACCAATCATGGTCGAAAGGATGAAGAAACGCTTCCGATCAATCGGTTCATCCGCAAGTTCTCTCGCTACACAGGCTACTAAGCGAGTGTTGGGATCATAGCCGCGAAAACTGAAACATTTTTCGTCATTCGATTTGCAACGCCAGATCGCATTGCAGGGTTTAAACGCCTCAATGGGATGTATAGATTCTTCTCTTACGATAGCGCGAATCAGGCGGTAGGTTTCACCGCTTTTTACTTGGTATACGCTTGGTTCTTCCATAGTTACTCCAACGATTTAATAAACCACCTAAGATTAGTAAACTCTGTCCTATTGCTAGAACAAACCCTATGATCATCACGACACTTAAAAATAGAATGTCAGACATTTGCTTCCTCTATATATCAAGGTATTCAAAAGATACCCGCTTGCGCGGGTATCCTGTTTATTAAAAATAACCTGAGATTTCACACGCTTTAGGTTCATCTTCATCCGGGCAACGACGCTCGTAATGACAGCGCGACAACTGAAACGTCACAGATTCCCCTAATAAAGCATCCTGCGGTAAACGAACTTCCAGAACGAATGGAGGAGTCTTTTTGCCATCAGTCAGGTCCCAGTCAAAGTTTTTGAGGATACAATCCTCCAATTTCATTAATAACGTATTGGCGATCTTGGCGATCAAGGGTCGGTAATACTCATCTTGTGCGAAACTACCGATGACCCTTCGCACCTCTTCATCCGTCAGCCGATGAAACATATCTATCGTTTTCTTATCCTTGCCATTATTAGGAACGCAGGTTAAGAAGTTCTTATCCATGTAAAAAGGGGTGTATGTTTCTAAAACCACTTCCTGAATAACCCACTTAGAATAACTCTTGATTTCCTCGCCATATTCATCCAGTAGGAAGGAATGACGGTATTCCACCACCACCCGCTCTTTTTTGGCTTCCCGTAATTCATATTGCCGCGAGGCGATATAGTGTTCGAGTTGACGAAGTTGTTGCTCGTCATAACACTTTTTAATAAAAGCTAACACTTCTTCAAACGTCATTTGCGTAACTCCACCGCTTCCCGAACGATGGCTTCGGTCAGTTTGGTTTCTTGCTTGTTACGCATAATGTCCTGACAGGCGCGGACTAATTCCATCGCGTCTCCCCAAATCCCATTACAACTTTTATGGAATAGTTTGGCCGCCGTTTGCGTCATCTGCTCGAAATACGGGCTGAGGATGTACTGCGCGACTTCGTCTTGGTTAAACGGTTTAACACTGATCCGTTTCGTTCCAATGCGTCGCGATAGCCGCGCTAAGTACGCGCCTGAACGTGGATCAGCGAATGTCCGTTCGAGAATTTCCGTGCCAAAAAGGATGATCCCGGCTCCACATTCATCGGCTAACCACCGGAAAATTTCCAAATGCTTCCAACTCAGGCAATCCGCTTCATCAATACAGATCAGCGTGTCCTTGCCGATGACCGCCTTCAACCAACTCAAAATCGCATCCATACTTCCGGTCGTTGGGTTCGCATGTCCCATGGCACTGGCTAAATCTTGTACCAGTTTGCGCCGACCGATGCCGGTGTAAGCGCACAGCCGCGTCGCTTGAAAGACTTCGGCAATGTTCTTGGAAATCTCAGTTTTACCGCAACCCGGTACGCCCATAATCGCGCCCATGCGGCAATCGGTTTGTTCGCGCACCGTCGAAACGAGGACGATGGCGGCCTTCACATACGGCGTTTGCCGAAAATGGGGGTTGTTTTTTTGTTCAATGTTTGTCATAATTAAACCTTATTGTTTGTCGTAATTGATTGTTTGCCCATGTTCTCTGCATGGGCATTTCCTTTATTCATCGGCGTAAACAACTCGTGGTCCCTCATGATCTGTTTGCCACCGGCTTGAAATCCGTTGTTGTGTCGGTACTGCTACGGCTTCCAAAATCGCGTTTGCTTTCACTTCCATCTCTTGTTTCATTGCTTGAATGTCCTTGCCGCCTTCAATCGTGGCCGCAAATGGCGTGGGTAAAAAGTCGGGTTGCGTTTGATTCCAATCTTCCCATTCATCCACTAGGTTGAGTGCGTAAACTTGACCACGTTTCTCGGAAATCACGCGCTTTAAATGTCTCCTCGCGTCGCGCAGGATTTCAATCCCGTCGCGTGACAGTGCATCGCTGGGTTGATACAGTGCGCAGACTTTCCATCCGGTCTGTGGATGATGTGCGAAAATGTAACTGGGATCATGTCTTAACACGCGGATAGAAACCCGTTTCGTTGCCACGTCCGCAAACTCAGGATTGTGATAAAAAATATTCTCATATTTCGGAAAATCCTTCGGTTTGTACATGATGATTCCGCCGGCTTGCACCACGCGCACATCCTTTTCAGACATCGCCAACGCTAACGCCGTTTGATCCACGCCGATGGCTTGCCAACCCTGTTTCACGTAATCGTTAAAGGCTTCAATCGGACTGCGACCTTTTAAATGTCCTGATTGCGGACGTTTATGGTAACTGTTCAAAAGAATGGACATTTGCGTATGCAAATCGTCTAAACTCCCGTTAAAGGTGTGCGGTTGACCACCCAATTTAGATCGGAGTTTTTTCGTCCGGTCACCACCGACGTAGCCTTGAATATTCGGTTCATAGACCCGCGCCCAAACTGCGAAACTCCCTTCAATAGACTTCGCACTCGCGTTGTAAGGCAAGGCGCGAATCACGGTTTGATCCATGTCCGTTTCACCAAAACCGCTCGGTAAACCCAGTTCTACCCCGACTTTGTAGCCCAAGCGATTTAACTCGTTGAAGGCTTCGAGCATTTCGGTAAATTGGTACTCTGATCCGTTATCGAGATAGAGTTTTTTGGGTAAACCCAAGTGAGTCACGGCGGCGATGAACGCGAGTGCGACGTGGGTTTGCTTTACGCCTTCGCCCGGTTCACACTGAATAATCACATCAATCCGGATATGTGTGGCTACGTCATACCAACTGATGGTTCGTGGGTAGACTTCGCGTCCATCCGTTCGTAACAATCGAACATCCAGGGGTCGCACGTCCCCAATCCAAATGTCATTGGGCAGGTAATTTGACCAATCTCGAATCAGTCGCGGGTTGATATGGTCGTTATAGTATTTACTATCCTTGTCTTTTAACGCGAGAATCCGGTACTTCTCGCCGATGTCGGTGATGGTTCGGTCGCCTATGTCGCAGTACTCCGCTTGCACCGGAACGCCGAGTTTAGCGGCGGTCAGTTCTTGTAATCTTTTTATTGCCAACAACCGGATGCTATTGCGTCCTGTCGCGCCCGCCGCCCATAAAGAAGCGATGTAAGTCGTGAGTTCTTCACTGATCTGTTGACAATCCTCTGACGCAATCAAGCCAATGAACGCTTGGTCCCAGACTCTCGAAATCAGAATGCGCTTTTGATCGCGGTCGGTCCGTTCTTTGGGCATCAATCCTAGAATCCCGCCGGCCTTTTCATACGCTTTAATCCAGTTATAGATGGTCACGGTGGTAAACGTGGTTTGACGATTCAGCCAATCTACGTTGAGTTGTTCTTTCAGTTCTTTGACGGCTTTACCGCGCGCCGCGCTGTAGGCCGGCGTACCGGTCACAATCGGTTTGATCCGTTCTTCAATCCACAGGGCTTTCTTGATCCGTTGCTCGAAATTGGGATCATCGTTTTTAATCCCGTTTAAAGAGAACGGTTGTAGCACTTGTCCGACTTCTACCGGCGCAATCGGACAGGCATCGTACCATTGCGTTTTGAACGGTTCCGGAAGTGATTCGGCGGCAATTTCGTAACGTAAACCACCGACTCCCCCGCCTGATTTACTTTCCACTTGCCGGGTAAGGTACTTTCCTTTGGCAATATTCTTACTTACCGCCTGTTTTGAAATACCCAACAAATCTACTACTTGTTGTAAGGATAACCAATCGCGGTTGACCACTGGTTGACCACCTGGTTGACCACCCTCTAAAATGGTAGGTAGCTGGTCAACTTCGTCGCATTTCGGAACTAAGTCAGTTCCCTTAGTGAAGGTCAGGACTTTGGCCGCGTTCGATTGTGGTTGTTGGGAAGGCGTATCTTGAGTCTGCCGATGGTTCGATTCAACCTGACACATCAACGCATACATTGCGATTAACTCATGGGTCTGTAACTTGCCAAGTTCTTGTTTCAAGAGTTCTAAATCACCCTTCCCTTCCTTCAGCATCAGGAGTACCTTAGCGAATTGAGATTCTTCATCGCCCGTGGCCGCCGCGTTGGCTTGTTGTTGTTGGGAGTGCGTCAACTGTTGTTCTATTACTTGCCTGGACGAAACTAATGTCCTTCCTTTGATTCGAGTCCTGCGCTGTTCGTTCTCAGGATAGTAATTGCCACTCGCATCACACCGATGACACACGACATCCCATTCGTGTTTGGAAAAAAATGTGCCTTCACTCCCTTTTTGAATGGGGTTTTCATGATTCACATCTTCGGCGAGGTATATCCGGAGGCTGTTCAACCATGTCGTCAGTGATAGATTTTTCAATCGGTGCAAAACTAATCCACGCGTGCCACAGAATTCGACTGGTTTTCGCCAGTGCGCATTTTGATAAACGACGTAGTAGCTTTGTCCCCGGGCGTTCGGACGCGGGCGGTAACGGTGTTCCATTTCTGCTTCTGGGATAGGTCTCATTTCTCGAACGTGTTGATTCCAGATGAATCCCCATAGTTCTTTGGAAATGATTTCTGCCAGTGGTACGCCAAAACCGACCATATCCCATTGAAACCGTTGCATCCACCAATTGGAATCACGGTAGGGTTCAGGACGTTCTTTATCTAGGTTTGATTTTTCAATCACTTGTAGATAGAACGCGAGTCTCTTTTCTTCAATCGCCCATTTCTGCCAATAGGTCTCGGCTTTGGTTTGAAGCGCGGCGTTATCATCATGACTTATCAGGTATTCACCGACGTAGTCGTTATCTACTTCAACTTCTTCAACTTCTTCTTGATTCGCTTGGGCGACGTTCATCTCGTGACTGTGTCGTTCCCAAATATCTGCCCAAACTTTAGTGGGTACTTGTCCATTTTCAGTCGAGAAACGGCGGAGCCACCATTTGGATTCATGGCGGTAACCGTATTCATCATCCTTTTGTTCGTGCAGATACTTCCGCCAGTGATTGACTCGGCCGGTCTGAATCCACCCTTGCCAAAGTTGTTCGACGCGGTCAAATTCGACGCGGTCTACGCTAACGGGTGGTGGTGCTACGGGTTCTTGCTCGTCAAATTCAACTTCGATGCGACCATCGGCAAGCCTCGTGAGGGTAATTCCGGAATACGAAACGGGTCCTTTCCGTAACTTTTTGCAAAGTCGGCTATAACTCTCGTCGGGGCAATGAGTTGCATGGGCTTGCGCTATCGAATCGTAGTGTTTTTGGGTACGCATGGTAAATACCTCTCTTTTTTATTGCCATGCCTCTTAAGGTATGGCAAAATCATAGGGTTGATGTGTGTTGTTAGTGTTGGGCTTGTAAATATGCGGGGGTAACATAAACGCACCGTAAGCCATTCGTGAGCGTTACTATTTGTTGACTCCCCGCAGGTAATTGCGAGACTAATAAACGTGAGTCTGCATTTAACTGCGCATTCGGCGGACATACGGTGTAATTCTGGTATACCGCGCCCACGTTCTCTTTTTTTGGTGGTTCAGTCGTACAAGAAGCGACTAAGACCGTGAAAAAAGTAGCCGAAATAAGAACTTTATACATTTAATAATTACCTTTACAAAAGACAAAACAGCTTGATTAAACAGGTGTTCTGCGGTCATGTTGTTACCTTTTAGACGAAGGCAAGCAGTACCTTCGTTTTGTGTTTGATTTGTAGAAGTAGCCGTGTGAGGACTTCTTCAGAAAGAAGCGGATCATTTACAACCTTAGAAATCATCTCTTCTTTTTCGACTTTTTGAGGGTCGAATCCTTGTGTTACGGCGTACTCAGTGAGTGCATGTGCGATCACTTTTGACATGGAAAGGTTTTGCTTGTGAGCTAAACCTTGATAAAACTGCTCTAAGTCGGAAGTGACATAGGCTTGGACAGTGGCCGTGTTTTTGCCTTTCATGCTTTGGGTTTCCTTTTATAAGTGAGTTTAATTTGAGCCAGCACGGGCGTAATCGGCTCTCCAATGATGCGAGAGATGAGCGTACAGATTCTAAAGGCGTGACCGCCGGGAAATCCTGTTGCTCGCCCTGCCCACCGATGGACTGCTTTTGAAACGTTATGCTCACGAAAGCCATGTTTCTTAGCGAATGATCGGTAGGTATATCCTTTTTGCTCTAGCTGTTCTCTTACGTTTTTAGGTGTCATTGCTCTTGGTAATGCACTTTTTTTATTTACCGTTGTAAGACAATTTGTCTTACAAGATACAGTGTAGTATTCATTTGAATACCTGTCAAGAGGGAAAGTAACTTTTTGATTACTATTTTGAGTACCATTGGTATCCGATTGAAAGATGAAAGGAAACGTCTTGGTTACTCTCAGACTGATTTTGGTAATGTAGGAGGGGTAACTAAAAACACTCAAATACTATATGAGAGTGACAAACGTAGTCCGGATGCACTCTATCTAGCATCTCTAGCGGCGATAGGTGTAGACGTGCAATACATTACTACAGGTATTCGTTCGGATAACTTGAGTAAGATAACGACCGTCAGTCAGTCAGTTAAGGAAGGTGATGAGTTGTTAGATACGCTTGAGCTGTTGGAAAAGGATGTTAAGAAAGCGATGGAAATTGCCCGGAAACGGGCGGAGCAAAATAAGAAAGGGGAGTAATTTTATGTGGAGGGAATGTCAACACTGCTTTTACCCGGTAGCAGAGTAGTTAAAAATAATTTGCGCATATCACGTAATGTCTATACGGGATAGGTAAAATGCGTTTTATTTGTGTATCAGACAGTTAGCTGAAAAGCTAAAATCTCAGTTAAAAATAATTACGGTCACCGGTTTAAAAATAATTATCCCTTACCTATTATCAAAAAAATTAAAATAATA